TATCGAAGAAGCTCTTCATGATCCTTCTAAACTCCAAGAGGGAGAAGTGCCTATATGGCCAGCTATTGATCCAAACAAAGCGAAAGAAACTGACGATAAATCTGGATTACACATATTAGAGCTAATACAATTCGCTAAATCAGAATGGACCTCACAGGCTAACCACGGTTTACGAAAAGACCTAGAAGACAAACTTTTGTTATTTCCAAGATTTGATAATCTAACATTAGGACTAAGTTTAGCTATAGAAGGGCAAGACATAATGACAGCAGATCTTAATAATTTGTATGACAACTTGTCTGAATGCATATTAGAAATTGAAGACTTAAAAAATGAATTAACTACTATTGTGATGACCCAAACCAGTACAGGCGCTAATGCTAGAGATCGGTGGGATACTCCAGAAGTTAAAATGCCAAACGGGAAAAAGGGAAGATTAAGGAAGGATAGATATAGCGCATTAATTATTGCCAATATGTTAGCTAGACAAATGACTAGAATCTTACAAGGACCTTCTTATGATGTAATAGGAGCTAATGCTAGAGAAGCATATAAACAACAAGGAAATATGTACAAAGGACCAGAATGGTTTACTAGCTCGGCTAATGATGATTCTATCTATTTAGGCGTTTATAAGTAAATTTGTGTATAGTAAAGAGTCTAATTCAACCACAATACTATTGTAATCAAATTGAATAAAAATTATGAAAAAACCAATACAAAATGCAGCCGATATTAGTGAACCAGCCTTTGTTGCTTGGGGGGATGATCAATCTAGTAGGGAAGAGGCAGTTAAAATGTCTGCTGAGTCTCTAACCGAATATACATCTATTGATCGCTCTTACGCTAGTCGTAGATATTCAACAGATTATTCTAATTTAGACTCGAATACTTCAGGAAGACCAGGACTAACCAGATCCGATTATTACTATTTTAGACCTGGCGAACAAATACCAAGTAATGTTAAAAATGTTATTAAAAAGGCTGAAGATATTTATCAGCGGGTTGGATTAGTTAAAAATGTTATAGATCTCATGGGAGATTTTGCTAGTCAGGGAATTAGGGTCGTTCACAGAAATAAAAGAATCGAAAAATTCTATAAGCAATGGTTTAAAAAGATTCAGGGCAAAGAAAGAAGCGAAAGATTTCTTAATAATATCTACAAAACTGGAAACATTGTTATAGACAGGCAAACAGCTAAAATTGGAGTAAAAGTTACAAATAAACTGTATAAGTCGCTAGGATCTCCAGATTTATCGGTTAAAGATATTGATGATTTTGCTATCGAGAAAAAAGAGATTCCTTGGAAATATACCTTTATCGATCCTGTTGTTGTTGAAATATCTGCTGGTATTGTAGCATCCTTTTCTACAATTAAAAGATATGAATTACTACTACCAGCTCAAATTAGAAAAGCAATTAATAATCCTAAAAATGATGCAGAAAGAACGGTTATAGAATCGTTGCCAGCAGCTTTAATAGAAGCAGCTAAATCAAAGAAAGGATATCCTTTAGATCCTAACAAGACAATAGTCTATCACTATAAGAAAGACGATTGGCAAATTTGGGCATATCCTATGATATATGCAATTATGGACGATATTACTGTTCTAGAAAAATTAAAACTTGCAGATATGGCTGCTCTTGATGGCGCTATTTCTAATCTTAGAATTTTCAAACTCGGAAGTTTAGAACATAAAATCGCTCCTACAAAAGCGGCTACCGCCAAATTAGCTCAGATATTGGGCAACAATGTAGGTGGCGGAACAATGGATCTTGTTTGGGGTCCGGATATTGAACTGATTGAAAGCAAGACTAATGTTCATCAATTCTTAGGAGAAGGAAAGTACATTCCACACTTAAATGCTGTATATGCTGGTCTTGGAATTCCACCAACTTTAACAGGAACATATGGGGCAGCAGGAACTACAAATAATTTCATTAGTCTTAAAACCTTAACCCAAAGACTTATGTATGGTCGTGAATTATTAACAAATTTTTGGGAAAATGAAATTGCTATGGTTCAAAAGGCGATGGGATTTGCTCATCCAGCAAAGATTGAGTTTGATACGATGGATCTCAGCAATGAAGAAGCTGAAAAAGCCCTGCTTATTCAATTAGCTGATAGAAATCTTATTAGTGATGAATTATTGCAGCTTAGATTTGGAATGGATCCAGATATGGAGAAAACAAGACTCAATAAAGAATCTAGAGAAAGAAAGACAAGTAGAATGGTTAATAAGTCTGGACCTTGGCATGATCCACAACCTGAAAACAGCCTTAAGAAGATTGCTTTACAAGGAGGAATGGCTAGTCCTAGTCAGGTGGGCTTAGAGCTTGGAGAAAAGAAAAAGGGCGAAAAAAATCTTATGGAACTGAAACAGTCTTTAGTCAAACCTAAAGAACCCAAGACTAATCCTGCAGAAAATACTGGAAATCCTTCAATAGTAGATGAGAAGATGCCAGGACAACCAGGAGAAGGAAGACCAATGAATTCTAAAGATTTAGAGCCTAGAAAATCTAGAAAATTCACACCACAAACAGGAGCTAAATTAATGCTTTGGGCGTCTGAAGCTCAAGAAAAAATTAATGCGGCCGTAAATCCTGTAATGTTAGAATTTTATCAAAAAAAGAACTTAAGAAGTTTATCTAGTGAACAAATAAAAGAGTTAGATAAGCTTAAAACAAAAATATTATTTTCATTAGACCCATTCGTATCTTTAGCTAATGATAATATATTGGAGCAGTTATCATATATCAACGACCAAAATATTTTGCAAATAACTCACCAATATAGTGTATGGTTAAATCAGCTAAAGGCCGAATTAGATAAAGAATTGTCAGTTGAAGAGATTAAACACATTAAATCATCTTTTTACTCAAACATAAATAGCTAAGAATAGGTTGCACTTATGAAAATATTTTTATCAGAAATAGATGATAATCTTGAAGAAAAAATTATTGCGTCAAAATCTATATCATACGCTTCTTTAGCAGAGCCAGTGGATTCTGTAAAAGAAAAACAACAAATTAAAAATATGAAGAGTCTAGCTTCTTACAAGGACTCTGATTTATATTATGTACAATCAATATTAGTAACTTCTTCATGGAATAAAAATGACGATATATTTGATAGTCAAGAAATTTGGCTAGCTAAAAATACTCCTGAAGATAAGCCAACAAATTTAGAGCATGACGAATCTATTATTATTGGGCACATTACTTCTAACTGGCCTATCGATGATGATGGAAATATAATTCCTGAAGATACTAATATTAATGAATTGCCTGATAAGTATCATATTTTAACGGGTTCGGTAATATACAATGGTTTTAGTCAGCCGGAATTAAAAGAAAGAGCAGAACAGCTTATTTCTGAAATTCAAAGCGGAGAAAAGTTTGTTAGCATGGAATGCTTCTTTAAAGGTTTTGACTATGGTTTAAAGAATAAAGAAACTGGCGAATACAAAGTTCTTGCTAGAAATGATCATACGGCACACCTAACAAAATACTTGAGAGCTTATGGTGGATTAGGTGAGCATGAGAATTACAAAATTGGCAGGGTTCTAAGAAATATTACATTTTCTGGAAAAGGTTTTGTTAATAAACCGGCAAATCCAGAGAGTATAATTTTTTCATCTAATTTATTGGAAGAGAAAAAAAATGACAATTTTTCTGAAACAGGTGTATCTATGAATAAGTCAACTTCTAATATGGAGAAATATGAAATGAGCGTAAACAAAGAAGCTGTAGAAACAACCGAACAAGAGGAGCTAGCAACAGTAGCAAGCGTTACTGTCGCTGAAGACCTAACTGCTGAAATCGAACAACTTAAACAACAGCTAGAAGCTGCGGTTAAAGAAATGTCTATGAAAGACATGGAAATGAAAAAGAAGGACGAAGAAATGAAGAAGAAGGAAGAAATGGCAATGAAGATGAAGGCAGAGAAGGAAGAAGAAATGAAGAAAAAAGAAGAAATGGCAATGAAGATGAAGGCAGAATTTGATGCTGAATTAGCTAAGCTAACAGAAGCAGCAAGCGTGGCTTCAGAAACAGTTGCTGAAGAAATCACAAGAAAAAATGAACAACTAGAAACTTTAAAACTTGAAATCGATTCTCTAAATGAAGTTCTTGCTGGATATAAACAGCAGGAAGAAGAAATGGCTAAAAAAGAGAAGAAGATGAAGAGAGTGGCCTTGCTAGTAGACGCTGGTGTTACAGAAGACGTAGCCACAGCTACTGTAGAATCACTCGAAAATATTGACGACACTGCTTTTGAGGCTATTGCTAATGTTTTTGCTAGCCAGCAAAAGACAGCTGAAGTTGTTGAAGCAACAGAAGAGACCAAGGCTGAACCTTCAGTTGATGCTTCTGTTTTAGAAGAGGTAGAAGTTGAAGAAACAGTAAACCTTGGTGTAGGCTCAGAAGATGCATCTGAAGTCAACTCAACTCGTGCAGAACTTCTTGAATTTGTATGTGCTAGATTAGGCAAAACACTCAATAAGGGAGAATAAACATGGCTCTTAAACCAGATCGTATCGAAACTTTAACAGATGTTTCTTTTTTCATGAACACAACTGGCGTTAGAGGCGGAGTAGTTTCCGCTGTAACCAGTGGTGACGGAGTATCAATGGACGACGCCGATGCTGTTGTAGCTTACGCTGCTGCTGCTAGTGGTGCTCTTCCTATCGGCGTTCTATTAAATGATGTTGTTAATCTAGATTTAACTAGACAACACATTAATTGGCACAAAGATGAAGTACAAGTAGGCGGAAAAGTAACTCTACTAAGAGTAGGTCAAGTTACAACCGACCGTGTTACTGGAACTCCATCAGCAGGTAGTGGTGCTTATGTTGGTGCTAATGGTCTTATTGGCACAGATTCAACAGACGCCGTAAAGATAGGTTCTTTCCTAAGTTCAGTTGATTCCGACGGTTACGCCAAAGTATCAGTCAATATTCAGTAATTTTAAAAAGGGAGATACACATGTCAGCAGTAAATAGTAAAAGTTTTCAACCAACAACTGAACTAACGGATCTTTTAGTTCGCTCTGGTTCAGCTAATAGAGAAGAGTCTCTAGTTGCTAATGCAGAAATTGCAAAGGCTCTTGAGTTACCACTACGTCAGGGTTTACTAAGTGGCGATATTCTAGACGGTATTTTTGAGCCAGTTCAACTTGCTCAAAGTGCTACTCCAGAATTTCCACTAGATTTTCTTGCTCCAGGTACTGAGAAAGATTTTGTTGCATATACTATTCCTAATCACGGTTATATTCCAGAGCGTCATGTTGAAGGCGATTATGTCATGGTTCCAACCTATGACATTGGTGCTTCAATCGACTATCTCCTAAAGTATGCTCGTGATGCTCGTTGGGATGTAGTTGGTCGTGCTATGGAAGTTCTAGAATCATCTTTTGTTAAGAAGATGAGCGATGATGGCTGGCATACACTTCTAGCTGCTGGTGTTGATCGTAACATCGTAGTTTATGATAGTGATGCTGTTGCTGGTCAATTCACAAAGAGACTAGTTTCTCTTATGAAGACTGTCATGCGTCGTAATGGTGGCGGTAATAGCGCTAGCAACAATCGTGGCATGTTAACTGACCTCTATGTTTCTCCAGAAGCTATGGAAGACATCCGTAACTGGGGTGTTGATCAAGTTGATGAAGTAACTCGTAGAGAAATTTACACAGCCGCTGATGGAACTCTAAATCGTGTATTCGGTATTAATCTTCACGATCTAGACGAACTAGGCGAAGGTCAAGAGTATCAGCTATTCTTTGACAATGTTCTTAGCGGAAGCTTACCAACTGGTGATAACGAAATTGTTGTCGGTCTTGATCTACGCAAGAGAGACAGCTTTATCATGCCAGTTCGTCAAGAAGTTCAAATCTTCGAAGACGCTTCACTACATCGTCAGAAGAGAGCTGGTTTCTATGGATGGGCAGAGCAGGGTTTTGCAGTTCTTGACAACCGCAGAGTTATCCTCGGAAGCCTATAATAGAAATTATTATTACTTTCTAGAAAAAAGGGGCTGGCCTTGTGCCAGCCTCTTTTATTTTAGGTGTATTCTATATTAGAAAAAGATATCTTTAAATTTCTAGAAAGGATCGATCTATGGCTTGGCAACAAGAAATATTAACGCTCGTCAGAGTTTTGGTCAACGATCTATCTTCTGACCCCCAATATACAGACGATCAAATTTTACAATCCGTCGTCGTATCTGCTACTTATGTTCAATACGATATATCTTTAGACACTAAATACGCAATAGATATTAGCAATATTTCCATTAGCCCGGACCCTACAGTAAGTAAAGATGATATTTTTGTTAGCTTAATAGGATTGAGAACAGCTTGCTTATTAGACCAAAGTACGTTTAGAACCAAGGCTGCATTAGAAGGTATCAGAGCAGCTTTAGGACCCACTAGCTTAGCTGTACAAAATCATTTATCAGGTTTTAGGCAAATTCTTGAGCACGGTCCTTGTAAAACTTATGCAGATTTAGTTGAACATTGGGATGTTCAGAATGCTACTGCTATAGCTGCTATTCTTAGTCCTTTTGTTGGTAATAAATTTGATCCTTTTGTATTTCCTTATAGTGATCACAGAAATAAAAACTTTTATTCGTAGGTGAAAAATGCCAGCAGCAAAATACAATTTTATTATTGAGCAAGGGACTTCTTTTAAATTATCATTGATTTACAAAAACGCAGAACATAATATAGTAGATATCACAAATTGGTGCGCTAGATTAGTTATGAACCCCAAATATAATGGACCAGACAAAATATATACTACTACAAACTTAGATCACAGCATATACAAATTTTACATAGATGGTCCCAATGGGAAAATAGTACTTCTGATACCAGCAAGTACAACTAATGGTTTTACTTTTAATGAAGCAAAATATGAATTAGAATTACAGTCTCCAGATGATTTTTATACAGACGGAGGCAAATACACAACAAGAGTATTAGAAGGTGTAATTACTATTAAAAAGCGTAATAGCGAATATTCTGAAACATTGGATTGTCAATAATGGCTAATTACAACCTACATATAGTAGATGATTCTAATACATATCATCTAATACAAGAAGAAGTAGTGTATAACATAGAAGTTATTGATACGGAAAAAATATTGATTAGCGATTTACCAGATAACATACCTTTATCAAAAATTAGTGGATTAGATGCGTATTTAGATGAATATGAATTTGATTGCGGAGACCCATTACCCCCTTAAAAATTTAATACTTTTAATATAGAGAGATTATTATGGCTGTAAATACTTTA